ATCTGCAAGACGGTGGGCCGCTTCGCTCATTCTTTGGCTTACGTAATGGATGCTCACAACGTAAACCGTAATGGTTCAAGGCAGATCGTTGCCCCGGAGAGCTTGGCCGGGCCCGGAGTGAGGAGTCGTAACTCACCCCGGACCCGGCGTCACCCATGGCGAGCACCGACCCGGGCCACCCATTGGAAACCCGGACCGGTAGCGCACGACCGGCACCGACCGTTCTAAGGGACCGATTCGGAACGCTCCATGCGGCTCACAAAGTCACCGCACGTCCTCGCCGTTTCTGCCGAGCGCTGATCGCTACGTGTCACGCCCAGCGCCCCGTCAGACCTGTTGTGTGCCCTCGAGGGCCTCCACGCGCGAGAGCAACTCGTCGATGATGCCGAGCAGGATGCCCTCCCGGCGGATCACGTAGTCGGTCCGCCCCGACGCCCACCGGCTGTAGGACGCGAGACGCTCGGCCAGCGTGCCCTCGGTGGACGGTACGTTCGACACCGTTCGCACGGGCCCCGGGTCGATATGGGTGATCCTCCGGGCCATGACCACCCCGTTCGCGGGGTCGAGCCTTGGCATCGGCGGCAGGTTGGTACGTGGTGGCATGGGATCAGGCTCCTTGTCGTGCGGCGGTCCGCAGGCCGGCGAGTGTGCGTTCGTTCTGTCGCTCTTGTGCCCCGGCGATGGCCTTGGCTTCGCGGTCCTGCGCTCGTGCCAGCGCGCTCGCCAACGCCTTCCGAGCCCGAAGATCGTCGAGAGGTATCGCGCTGAGGTCGACGCCCGACCGGGCCTTCTCGTAGGCCACGAAAGCACGAATCACCGGATTCAGCGCGACGCCGCCGTGTGCGAGGTAGGGCGCGATCTCGGTGGCGAGGTACCGCTTCGCCGCGGCGTCACCCCCTTGTCGGATCTCGCCCGCCAGGTCCTGCGCCGTTGGGTTGGCGTCCTCGACTGCGATGCGGGCCAGCTCGCTCACGAGCACCGCGACCGGCGAGGAGTCGCGACCGAAGCGGGTGAACATCTAGGCGCCCGCGAAGACTGGCGCAGCCAAATACGCGGGCCCGGTGATCTGTTGGAACGCGCTCGGATAGAGCACCGACAGCGCCGCGTACATGCGAATGGTGATGATCGCGGTGAGGGTCGCCGGGTCGAACTCCGGCATCACGTCGACGATCGGGGTCCCGGTCATCACGAGCAACCCGTTCGGCAAGTCCCCGACAAGCACCGTCGAGTAAGTGGGCGATGGGCCGGCCGGCAGGTTGTCGTCGGCGAACACCATCTTCCCGGAAATGTCGTAACCGGAGTAACCCTCGTCACGGGTGTTCACCTGGCCGACGCGAGCCAATGTGGCGGCGGCAGACGGCATCCAGACCGGGCGACCGTCGGTGTCGGTCTGTGCCATGAACCACTCAGCATTTGCGCTCGGCAGCATGACGTGCGAGGGATGCAACCGCGTGCCTTCGGTGGTGGCGATTGCCGCCGATGCTTTGCCCACGTCGGCGAAGAGCGCGGCGACCGAAGGGCTCCCCGAGTTGGTGATGGTGGTCGCGTTGGCCAGCACGGCCGTGATGGCGAGGGCGTCGAGCTGGGTGGCCGCTTCCCGGGCTGCCTGAGCGGCGATGATCTCGTCCCCGGTGACGCCCGGGCCCACTCTGTCGAGGTACTGCTGGGAGACTTCGACGGCGCCGGCAATGGTCTCGACGTTGGCGGTCGCATAGGCGGCGGTCGGCGACGAGGTACCGATCGAGGTGTTCTCACCGCTCTGCACCGCCATGCTCACGCCCGACGCAAAGGTTGGGACCTGGGCCGTCATGCCGGTTCGAGGTAGCTCGGCCTGTCCCGCCTGCGACGCGACTGGACTCGCCGCGGTGCGAAAGAGCTGGAACCGCTCGAGGATGAACACCGGCGGCACGAGCGTCCCCAACGATCCCGAGCCCGTCGACGAGTCGCGCTGCTCCATGCCCACCGTGAAGCAGAGATGCCGCCAGTCTTCGCGGGCGTGGTCCGAAACGGTGTCGTGGTACGGCCGATACAACTCGTTCAGGTAGCTGCGGATGATTGCCCGCTGCTCGTTGGTGCCGTGGCCGGCCAGCCACCCGACCTGGCGCTGATTGGTCGCCAGGCGATGTCGAACGTCAGAGATGTGGTCGCCGCGAGCAGGTAGTGCAGCCGAGTAGCCGTACGCCGCATCGAGATAGCGGTCGCGGAAGTACGAGTGCGAGCTACCCGGCCCGTAGGGCGAAACCTCGTCGCCGACTTTGATGCTGCTCGCGTTGCCAGTCGACAGGGGCGCGGGGATCGGCGCGGACAAGTTGAACCCGGTGCGCGCCATGTCGCGCGCCTGACGTGCCCGTTCCTCGTTCGCCTCGTCCCGGTCGATTTTCCGCAAGAGGTCGTCGACCCACGTTTTTGCACGCTCCTCGGTGCGTCTCTTCATCTCGGTCTGACGATCCCACTCAACCTGTGCCGCGGCCAGGCGGTCGGCCGCCCGCGTCTCCTCGGCGCGTGGTCGTTTGGGGCCAGCCCTGTTGGATTTCTCGTCGACCGGTACCCAGTCTTCCTTCGCCATCGCTACCTCATTTCCAACACGGACCGCCGAGCGAACCACCGGCCGGCGGTCTCATAGCCAACCTTTCGGCACCACCGCCGAGCGGTGCGGGGATCTACCCCGAACTCCTCGGCGATCTGCCTCGTCGACAAGACTTCATCCGTTACGCGCGTAACGGGTTCACCCTGTCCGGTCGCGGACATTTTTTGTCCGGCCACCTCGACCTGCTCGCACGCTGTCAGGAGCGCCTCGACGGGAACCGGGAGCCAGCCGCGCTGGGATCGGGCTTGCAAGGCTCGGATGATCGTGACGACCAGCCCGGCCTCGGCCGAGTCGAGCTGGACGGCGACCGTCCGGCCGCTCGAGTCGAGGACGGTGGCCGGCATCAGGTTCGCTCCAGGTCTTGGAGGCGCATGCGGATGGCGGCCCTGACCAAGGTGAAGGGCCCCGGATCGTCGGCCCGCGCTTCTAACACCAGGAGCGCGTCGTCCAGTTCGGCCAAAGCCGCCGAGTCGGTCAACTCCTCGTCGATCCACGCGGCCACGAGGAGGGCGTCGTCGAGGGTCGATATGCGCTCGCCCCATTCGTCAACGTGCCGGGCCTCCACTAGCGGCCCTCTCGGGCGCGACGCAAGATCTCGGCGTCCTTGGCGTTGCGTTCCCGTGCGACCTCCGCCAGGTACCCGGGCGGCTTCGACGCCAGCCATTCCGGCCCGCTGATGATGACGATGCCGGGCTTCTCGTCACCCTGCACTCCCCACAGCGCCAGGGTGACGGCCACCAGCGGCGAGATGTCGACCGACGAGGACTTGCGGGACCATGCCCACGCGTCACCCAGCGAGCGCTTGACCGCGCCGTCGAGCGCGGCCGTCAGCTCCGGGGTCCCGAGATGGCGCAAGCGGCCCTCGGTGACCGCGTCGAAGAACTGGCCGCATGCCTGCGCGTGTTCCTTGCCGCCGACCGTCTCAGGGTCGACGCCGGCCCGGTGGAGCTCGGCCAGGAGCGACCCGGCGGGACCGGCCGGGTCTATGAACACCCCGGAGGGTTTGTGACGGTTCACCAGCTCGGCCAAGCGCTCAGCCACCCAGCCGGTGCCAGCTCGATGGTCGACCACCTCGACGTGGAGCAGCCCATCCTCGCGTCGACCGGCGACCGCGATGGCACTGCGCGAACGGTCCGGGGTCACGTCGACGGACATCGCCACCGGGTCGATGGCGCGGGAGGACCGGTCGACCAGCTTGGCCCACACCTCGAGCGGGATCACCGGGTCCGTCAGGGCGACGACCCAGCGATTGAGATACGCGCGGGCGAACTCGGAGACCTCGAGCGCCCGGTAGTCGGCCGCCACCGACTCCTCGCTCACGGTGTAGCCGAGGGCGGGCATGCACGAGCGCCACGTCGCCGGGTCGCCGGGGTCGGCGTCGTCCTCGGCCGACCACTCGAAGTAGCAAGCGCCCTCGGTCAAGCCGGCCTCGGCACACTGGCGGCCCGCTTCCACCTTTGCGAGCAGGTACGGCGAGAGTGCCGGCGTCCCAGCGGTGGAGACGACCCAAAGTTGCGGCGACGGCCTGGTGATCGTGCCCGGCCGAAGCGCTTGCTCGAGCCGGGCGTCGGGGTGGGCGAAGGACTCGTCGAGGACGGCGAGGTCGACCACGGCACCATGCCCGCTTTTCTGAGTGCCGGCGACCAGACCGAGGGTCGAGCCGGTGGAGAACTTCAAGCGCTCGTGGCCGCTGGTCAGCCGGGCCGAGATGTATTTCGCCAGCGGTCCGACCTCGAGCCCCGGCCACCAGGTATCGAACACCATCTTGCGCGCGTCGCTGCCCGTCTGCGCGGTGTAGAGGATGCGTTGGTCCCGGTCCCGCAGTGCCCGGAGCAGACAGAGGATCAGGAGCAGCGTGGACTTGCCCTGTTGCCTGGGAACGGTCAGGCACACGTCGCGGTAGACGAGGCGCCCGTCGTCGTCCAGCTCGAGGGCCACGTCGAGGACTTGGGCTTGCCAGGGCATGAGCGGGAGTCCCAGGAGGGCAGCGATACGGCCAGCGGCCTCGCCGAGGGTCGGCCGGTCGGTCCTTGGGGTCGCGAATCG